CAACAGTGCCCTGCGCGTTACGCGTCAACCATCTTGAGCATGCGCACCAGGTCGGCATGCTTGCTGGCGCGGAACATCGCATCGAGCCACTCCAGCGTGGCGTGCCAATGGTGGTACAGCGCGCTCACCGATATGTCGTGGCGAGTAGCAATGGCCTTTACCGGCGTTTCGCTGCGATACCACTGCACGATCAGGCGCTTAGCGAGCGGCGGTGCGTGGTTCACGATGCCGTCGATTACACACTGTGTCGCATCGTCCAGGCGTGGCGGCCGCGCCTTCAGTGCCCCGATGTCATCAGGTGGCAGACCTGAGCCGTGGCCCACCGCCCAGCGCTGCATGACCCTGTCGACGGCCCTGCAGCCAGGATCTCCAATCGTTGCAGGATTGCGGTGCTCGAGCAGCGCTTCCCTGATTGCGGCATCGATCATGCGCTGCGCCTGGTTGATGCGGCGATGCTCCTCCCCTGTCAGTTTCAGCTCGGTCAGCGCGCGCTGCGCAACCGCCGTCCCCATCCCCGTGCAGTGTGGGCAGTCAATGCGGCGGCGCTGGGCGCGCGAAAAGATCCGCTTCTTGCCATTGCAGCCCGTGCACACGGCGACGACGCGCTCTTCCTCGATCGCTACGGCGTTCATGCATTCTCCTTATTCACCAAGCTCTTACCCTCGACCGGCACGATGCACCAATCGTCACTATCTCGAAGCATCGGATGCGTGTTGGCGCATTGCCGAGCAGCGTTCGCGCTCTCGAATCGATAGGCATTCCCCTTGAGCGGATCTGTGCGGCTGTCGCGCCCCGTCCAGTAGACGTAGGCGACGATCGATGTGCCGCGCGCACCAGTGATTTTCAGCTTCCGGGCTATTGCCCACTTCTTCATCAAGTTGGTTTACCCGGTTGAGTAACCTCAAAAGTGCGTGGCGCTGCAGCGGGAGAAACATTGGACACCCCGTTTCCACCCATGGACACCCTATCGATTGTTTGCCTCAAAGCCTGTGCTCCCACGTGCGTGTATTTGAGCGTCTGATTCAGATTCGAATGCCGCATGAGGCGCATGACACTTGCCGCATCGGCACCGGCCGCCCACAGCGAACGACAGAAGCTATGTCGAAAGGCGTGAAGGCCGGCGTGCGCGATGCCCAGACGCCGCAGCAAGGGGGTGAGGTAGCAGGCGGTCACGCCCTGAGCGCGCCGTGGCTCCCCGTGACGGCTGAAGAGCAATCCATGAGCGGGACTGCCCGCCTGCCGCCAGAAGTCAGCCAGCACAGACTGCAGACGCGGATCCATGGGCAGGTCCGCCATGCTCGTATAGCTCTTCAGCACGCGCAGCTGACCGCGGCTGGCCTGCTGGCGCAGACGCAGCAAGCACCCAGTCCAATCTACATGCGACCAATCAAGCCCCAAGGCTTCCCCGATCCGTAGGCCGGCCCAGGCCATGAGGCAGAACATGACGCGCGGCCAGCCGGTTGCGCTGGCCAAGATGGTCTCGACCTCCTGGGCGGAGAAGCAGCGGCTCTCCCGGGGTGCAGACTGCGTGCGAGGCCATTGGATGCGCCGGGCGTCCACTCTGGCCGTCGCAAAGCCTTGCCCATCCGCCACGGTGAGCACTCGAAGCAGCAAGCGCGCGCAGCTGGCAGCGCTGCTCGGGGCGAGTTTCCCCTTCAGCAGCTCACTGACGAAGGCCTGCACACGCGGCTCATCGATCCGGTCGAGCTGGTAGGATCCCAGGTGAGGCAGGACATGCATCTTCAGCTGGCTCTTGTACCGATGCTTCGCATTGGGCGAGAGCCCTTCGATGCGCGCCAGGTAATGATCAGCAATGTACTTGCGCAGCTGGGTGCGCGGCCGGCCGCCTGCCCGTGACGCGAGCTCCCCCATCGATTCCCCTGCGCGCACCGACGGTCAGTGCGCGCTGCGCGGGGCTGTGGCGGCTTGCCGGCGCGGCCGGGATGGCGACCGCCGATTGCGGGCCTGCTCCAAAGCCGTTGCCCAGCGACAATTACCGGGCTCGTAGTTGCCGTTTTTGTCAGGAAACCTGTCAAGCGACGTCCCGGGCGGCCGCTCGCCCATATCGGCCAGGAAGTTTGTGAAGGAGTGCCAGCGATCGCAGAAAGTGATGCCGCGGCCGCCATATATCGCCCAATCTTTATTGCGCGGGCACCTGCACCGCTTCTTCATGGCGGTCCACGAAGAATATGTAGGGCTATTCGTTCCTCCTCGGGAGTGCCCGTGCTCGATCACATGTCCACAACCCGGCGACTTACGAAACTCCGTCACCAAACAGCCGCAGGAGCGTGTGCGGCCGGCTCTTAGCGCGGTACCTTGCGTCTCGATGCAGCTCCCACAATCACATTGGCAGCGCCACATGGCAGCGCCGTTCTGAGCGCTGCCGGCGCGCGCTACAACGACGAGCCTCCCGAACCGTTGGTCACGAATGTCGCCGAGTTTATGGAAGACTTTCATTAATTCGCGCCTTTAGGCCGCAATTTGCTCCACGTGGATCACGGTGCGCGGTGTCTTGGAGATCCGCTGCGTGACCGTGAGCGCGATGTGCGCCGGGGAGTCATCCACTATCAGGCCGAGCTGGCGCAGAGAGTCGATCAGCATTTTGCAGCCGCCCGTGAGGTTGTCGACATCCAGCGAGCGGGTACCAAAACGCTCAATGCTCACCTTGGCGCGTTCGAACATCGGCATGCCGTAGATACCTGCATCGAGCTTTGCCACCCAGATCAGATCCAGCCATGCACGTTTCTGTTGCCGATAGTGGTTCCAATGCTGGCCGTTGATCGTGTTCAGGCTCGGCGAAGCCTTTGGGATGGTGAGGATAATGACGCGTTGACTCATGCTGTTTCCCCTGGTTCGGCAACGGTGGCTCTCAGCGCTGCCCTAATTTTTCTGGCGACCCGATTCCCCGATGTGATGTTCGCGAATGTCGCTCGGCTCATGCCATAGCGCGCGCAAAGAGCCTTCGGCGTAAGTCGCCTGCCGAGTTTGAATTTCGCGATGATTTTCGCCTCCAGCTCTGGCGAGTATTTGCGCCGGCGTCCCACCTCAGGAGTGCTCCTCGATGCGGATTGAAAACCTCATAGCAGTGGCTCCTGGGGGAATTCCAGATCGATGCCGCAGGCTCGTGTGATGAACTGTCGATAGGTTTCGCGCTTGCCGTCGGTGTATCCGATCGGCCTGTCAGCCAGGGCACGCTCGCGAATGAGCTGCCGAATACGCGCCGCGCGCAGAGGGGGCACCGTGACGCCGCGCGAGATATCAATCCCAGTCTTGATGTGCAAATGCCCAGAAAGCCAGATCTGTGCTCGCGTCCTATCACGTTCACAGCGGATCGTGAACCGAGGCAGCAGGCGGATATCCTCGAGGGACTGCACCGTGGCGCAACTCATGCCTGCGCTGCCTTGAATCGACCATCAGTGCGCGGCTGTTTCGCGTTCCATGCGTGGTTTTGCGCTTGACGGTAGTGCTCGGCCGTTTCGCCAGGCGTCGGATCGCGGAAACCACCAATCCCCAATGCCGCCCGGCGTCCCATCAGCGCCCTCAAATCCTCGTGCTCAGCACGCGTTGCGGCTGCTGCCGGCAAGGGCTTGGGGGCGATGGCCGCGATGCGATCCGCTTCCGTGCGACACCAGTTGCGCCAGGTCGCGTCCCAATCAGCTTTGTGTGCTTTGGCGTCCGGCGCGGCCCGCCAGTGATCGCAGAACTTCGCGAACGTTCGCTCAGCGTCGAGTCCTTCGGTCAGCGCCATGGCGCGCCGATCCGGCGTCAGCTCGAAGGATTCGGGTAACCGCGAAGCAAGCTGCTGCTTGCGACGCCGAGGTATCGGCTCAATCGCTGCCTGGGTGCTCCGGCCCTGGCTGGGGACGGAGGCCGCGGATTGTGTTGCGGGGTGCGGATCCTGTGCCGGCGCCGATCGTGCGTCAAGCTCCCCGTCGGTCGTCGGCGCGCCGCTCGCGCGCGCTCCGACTGACGGTTCCTCTGACGGTTCCCTGACGGTTCTATACACCAGTACCGTTTTTGGGACTCTTTCATGGGAAAAACGGGACCCTTCGGTGGGAAAAACGGGACCCTTTGGGTCAGCGTTCCCATTCGAAACAGTTCCGTTTTCGGGACCCTTGCCGCCTGAAAGGGTACCGTTTTCGGGACTCTTAAAATTACGGCATAGAGGATCGCCAATCGATCTACCGATCGCGGCAGCTTCCGCCACGATTGCCTCATTGCGCGTCGTGTATTCCTGGAGCACCTGCTTCTTGAGCGCCCGGCGCTGACGCAGAGCCGCGAGCGGCCAGGTGCCGCTCCCCATGTATGAGACATCGGTTTCCGGCGCTCCTATGCAAGTACGAACGCCGATGTAAAACTCACCGGTCGCCGGATCCTCTACGTGATAGGTGTAATGTCTGAAGCCGGTATCAAAGCCGATGAGCCGATAGATTTTGACCTGTTGGGTGCGTCCCTTACGCTCGCCTGTGTCTTCGATCAGGCCGCGCTGCTGAAGCTCCTGCAGCCCCGCAATAACGGTCTTCCTGTCCTGGCACGTCTTCAACATTAGGGTGCCGATCGAGGGGAAGAATTCCCCTTCCGTATTAACGTTGTCGCAGACGCAGACCAATAGGAATTTCAGGGCGGAAGGCCGAAGATCGAGCGTGAACGCCCAGGCCATTGCCGAAATCAACGCGAGAACTCCACCGAGCCGTCTGTCAGACAACGCCGCAAGCGCTTGTCAGAAACCGCCGCAAAATATGGCGAATTGGCGCGCGAAGACCTGGGTATAGGTTGCATCGAGGCGGCCTACTTGTGCGCGACCGTGATGGGAGCCGGGATCACTCCGCGATAGGCTGAGGGGGTCTGAAATCCAAAACCCTCACGGAGGATCCCGACAATGGCAACTGGTGAAGAGCAGCGCCCAACCGGCGATGACTTTGAGAATTTTATGATAGTACCCATGGTCATCATGGGCCTGGCGGTAGCGGTGTCTCGCTGTCTCGAGGCTCCGGAACTGCTGGCGCAGCAACTGGAGGACATTGCGCGGGAACTCCCGCACCAACTACCAAATGCACAAGTGATCGCATTAATGCTCGGAGGCTTGGTGCGCGCCGTGCGCGACAGCCCCAGCAGCGGCATGTTCGTGATTCCAAGTTGACGATGGCGGCCGCCGCCCGATTGAGATTTACGGGCCCGGGAACGAGCCCAGCAGCGACAATCAGGACACGCAGCTCCTCAGTCAGCATGTAGAACCACCATGCGTTTGGCCGCGGAGTGGCGTCGACGGCATCTGTCATCGCACTCCCCTTTTCCCTGGCCGGTAGCGGCCGGGCAGCTCTTCGTCGCGGCTCATAAGCGCGCTACTACTGTATGAATTCTGTTCAATCGAGCCGACACTTTGTTAACCCTTAGATCTTTTCGCTATCTGCGTTAAGTCGCGCCGGCGCCCGCAATTGCCGAACATCGTTGATGCTGCGCGCCAATGGACAGCGCTAGCTTTCTCGAGTCGTATAGATCATGTGGAGGGGCGGAGATCACGACTGGGCGCCCCCAGCCTCAGCCTGTTCCGCGACTACCTGCTCGGCGCGAGCGAGTTCCTCGTACATCGATTCATCAACAAAAAGAGCAGCGCCAGTGAGGATTTCCAAAGCGCGCGCGGACGCCAGTGGAACGCGTTCCCCCCAGTTGTGTACTGCTGTACGGGAAATGCCCAACACCTTGGCTATGGCAGCCGGGCTACCGTAATGAGCGATCGCGGCTGACTTACGCATGTGCGGACGTTAACAGGTGTTTACGTGAACGCGCAACCAGTGTTGACGGCTTGGCCGCTACGATTTGGATCGATGAGCACGCAACACGAGCGATTGAAGTCGGCAATGAAAACCGCCGGCAAGAGCTGGGACGACATTCGGTCAGCCTTGAACCTGACGCGCGCTGGCATCAAAAAATGGCGCGATGGAGATTTTAAGGACATCACCGCAGCGAACGTTTTCGCCCTTGCGGACCTGCTAGGTTGCAATGCGCGTTGGATGGCCCTGGGCGAGCCACCTGATGAGGATCCGGGCCTTGGCCAAGTCCTCTCCGCCTGGGCCCATTTGAACGAGGCCGGTCGCGTCGAACTGGCTAGCTACTCTCAATTCATCGCCAATCAGCCGCGATTTCAGTCGGTTTTTTCTCCCCCAATCAGTACCGTCTTCCGAAAGTAGCCGAACTTTGACGCCAGCGGAGATCGCTGCGCTACTGGGCAAACCGGGGCTGCTTCGTTAACAGGTGTTGACGGCGCTCCGTTAACTGTTGTTTACTCTGCCTCCTGTGGCCCGCTACGCGGGCCGGGAGGCAAAAGTGGCGAAATCCATATACGAGCGCGTCAGAGCTGCGCAGGCCAAGGCCGCCGCAACCCGCGACAACCCGCATTCCCGCGGGATCACTCAAGCCCAGATCGACCGTGAAGAGCTGCGCGAGGCGGCAATTCAGACCTGGCACGACGAGAACGGCTGGTCGTGTGACCCCGGCGATTACCACGTGCAGCCGACCGAGCATGAACTGCGCGCGCTCGAGCGGCGTCTGCGGGCGGAGCGCGCCATCAGGAGCGCCGCATGAACCCCGATACCGCTCCTCGCTTCATCAAAGTCAGCGCCCAAGGTCAGCTCCTACCGCGTGACGCTGCCGACTGGGACGGCGTCTACATCCACGCGGCCTCCCTGATCGTCGCGCGCCGACCCACGGCAAAAGCCCTCACCTTCAAGTCCGCGAACACGGCATGTGCCGCGTCGATTCTGTGCGGCGCGAAAGCTGAGCGCTCGATCTCCCTGCGGGAGTTCGTAAACCATCTGCTTGAGGACGCGCGCAAAACGCCCGCAATCGATCCTGAGTTCTTCACGATCGACGATCCATATGAGTGGATTTGGACATGCGATGAATGTGCCCCCGCGGGCTACGCGTGGAGCGTCGGCCTCGGCGGCGGCTTTTCCTACCGCGGCCACCAGGGCAACCACAGTCGCGCCCTGGCGGTCCGCGCCGGTCAGTTCTCGGGTTTTGGGGAAGGGGGATGAGCGCCGTAGCAGCGCAGGGCGCCGACACCACTGGTGTGGTCGGCATTCTGTTCCGGCTACCCCAGGAGCTGCAGACATCAGTCGTGCTGCGCGCCCTGGTCGCCGCCGAGCTGGCCGGATATCAGCGGCGGGCACACGAAGAAGGGTCGGCGGCGCTGTCGCGAATCCGTCTCTCATCGAGCGCGCATTCATGAGTCGCTACCGCGCCCTCGCCTACCTATGCATAGGAATTTGGCTCCTCGTGCTGTGTTTGGTTTTCGCCTTATCCAAAGGCCGCACCTCATGAACGGCTTCGATGCCCTGGATGTCGCGGCGCTCCTGTGGTGCCTCCTATTCCTGCTACTGATCGGGCTGCTGTGGTTGTGCGGCCGCCTCTCCCAGCGCCGGCGCAACGCGCCGCCTGAATCCACGGCCGCTCCTCGCAACTGCCGCCAGGTGCGCGGGGATGAGTGGGAAGTAGGCGAATCCCGGCCGCGGTTCGGCGGTCACCGGTGAACGAGCCCGACGAGCTCTCCGATGATGACTCGCTGTTGTCGCTCGAGGACGGCCTGTACTTCGACATTGATACCGAAGGCCCTGATCTCATCAATTGGAACGACGGCCTGCCGGCCGCAAAGGATTCGCAGTGATTCGATATACCAAAATTGCCGCTGACGGCAGTGATCTCCCGGCCGACGCAGAAGGCCACCAGGTCGTGCGAGTGGAGCGCGACATTCTCGCCCGGCCGCTGTTCGTGACCGCGTCGATCGCGACCGAGAGCATGACCTGGCGGGAGGCCAACGCGTGGGCGGAGGGTCTCACGATCAACGGGTGGTCCTGGCGGCTGCCCACCGTCGAGGAGGCCTTCATGATCCCGGACCGCAGTCGCGCAGAAGAGCCCGCGCTGGATCCGGCGTTCTTCCCCGGCAATGACGGCCGCTGGATCTGGACGGCTACCGAAGACGTTCAACCCCCCGCGGGCTGCGCGTGGATCGTCTTCCTCGACGACGGCGTTTCCGACCGCTTCCACCAGGGCAGCCGCTTTCACGCCCTGGCGGTCCGCGCCGGTCAGTTCTAGGCCTTTCGGCAAAAGGGGATATACATGAAAACCGCACGTAGGGCCCAACCCAAGCGCAAGTCAGTGCGCCGGGCCGCACCGCTGAGTCTCGCCATGCGCGTCGAGCGCCTGGAGAAGGCCATCATCCTTCCGTCCGCATCAGCGTCCGTGGCGACGCTCGGCGTATCCGAGCCCTTCACGAACCTCGACGCCCTGGGTAAGCCCACCGCCGGTGACCACGTGGCCGTCTACCAGGCGGAAAGCGGCCTGATCTGGACCGCCGCACCGCTCCTCGGCGGCAAGGATCTGACCCACGCGGAGGCTCTCAAGGCCGCTGCCGATCTTGATCTCCTCGGCAAGCGCGATTGGCGCGCGCCGACGATCAAGGAGCTGCTCTCGCTCATCGACTACGCGCGCTACGACCCCGCCGTCGACCCCAAGCATTTCAAGGGGCCCTACGGTTGGACCTGGTCATCCACAATCGCAAAGGCCCCCGCGGGCTGCGCGTGGTGCGTCAACCTCGACGTCGGCTTTTCCAGCCGCTTCCACCAGGACGACCGCTTTCGCGCCCTGGCGGTCCGCGCCGGTCAGCAATTGGGCCTTTCGGTATAGGCCACTGACATGCGTCACGCCCTCCCAGATATAGCCCTGGCAGCGCAGCGCGTCCGCGCGGCCCTGGAGCTATCGGTCAGGCGCTTCGCGCGGCTCGATCGTTATTCGGTGGGCGTGGAGCTGCGTAACGACGCCCGCGAGGTCGTGCGTCGAACCTTCACTGCGTGGCACGACAAACAACGGCAATTGATCCGCGTCCGCGAGCTGTCGGTGGCGATCGACGCCCTGAAGATCGACATGATGCTGGCGAAGGACATCAGCGCCTTTCGCAGCGATGGCGAGTTCGAAGCTGTCGCGGGCGCGGTACGAGATCTTGGAAAGCAGTGTGGAGGGTGGCTGAAGGAGTTGAGCCGGAAGGGCCAGAGTGGACAGGGCAAACCCCCTGGCCAGCGTGCCCAGATACTGAGTTCCCGGGACGCCCCACAGCCGGGGGCAAATTCATGACGAAGCCGCGCTACCCGCAAGGATGCTCGGCCCGGTCGCAAGTGCCTGGGATAAGCGTTGCCCCCGCGGGCTACGCGTGGAACGTCAACCTCGACGACGGCAATTCCAACCGCAACCACCAGGACAACCACAATCACGCCCTGGCGGTCCGCGCCGGTGAGTGTCGCGGCTCGGTCTCCTTCGCCGCCCTCTATGCGGCCTACCGCGCCGCGCGCCGCGGCAAGAAACCGTCCCAAGATCAGTTCGCCTTCGATGCGACGTGGATCGATGGGCTGTTCGACCTGCAGGAACGGCTGAACGCCGGAACCTGGACGCCCTGCGCGCCGATCTGCTTTGTCGTTACCGATCCGAAGCATAGGCAGATCCACGCGCCCACGTTCGCGGATCGCGTCGTGCACCACCTGGTCGTACCGCAGATCGAGCCGCTGTTCGAGCGCGGCTTCATCCATGACAGTTATTCGAACCGCAGGGGTAAGGGAACCCACGCGGCCGTCAGGCGCCTGCAGGCCTTCGTGCGGCAGGTTCACAGCGGCCAGGGCGCCGGCTGGTACCTGCAGCTGGATATCGCGAACTTCTTTCCATCCCTTCATCGGCCGACGCTCTACGCGCAGCTGAAGGACCGGATGGCGGCCGCAGGCGTTGCTGAGACGACGCGACGCGTCATCCATGCCTTAGTGAATTACCCGATTTCGCGCACCGGCGTGCGCTGGGCCTGCACCGCGGCCGAGCGTGATGCTGTGCCCCCGCACAAGCGGCTGGAGAATGCGCCGCCCGGGTGCGGCATTACCATCGGCAATCTGTCGAGCCAGTTCTTTGCAAATGTCTACATGGATGCGCTCGACCAATTCGTCAAGCATGTTCTGAAGGTGCCGCGCTATCTGCGATACGTGGATGACTTTGTGCTCGTCCATCACGATCGCGAGCAGCTCGAGGCGTGGCGCAGGGAGATCCAGGACTTTCTGCGAACCTGCCTGCGCCTAGAGCTGAAGGCGGATCAGCGGCTGCGGCCACTTCGCGATGGCATCGACTTCTTAGGCTACGTCATCTTTCCGACTCACACCGTCGTGCGTCGCCGCGTGATTGCCCACTGCCGAGAGAGACTCGCGGCTTTCGATAAAGCCGCCAGGCGCACGCCCGAGGCGCTGGAACAGCTGCGCAGTATCTGGGCCTCCTATACCGGTCACTTCAAACATGCGCGGCATCACCGTCTATGCAGACGTCTGCACGCCCGTTTCCCCTGGCTCTCCCAGCTCACACATCCCGAGGATC